GAATCTCGTGTTGCAGAACTTGAGAAGAAGCTGGAAGAGGATAGACAAGCACAACTAGCTGAAAATGAAGAGTGGAAAATGCTGTACGAAGAAACGAAAGCAAAATACGATGCTGTCACTCCAGAACTTCAATCCTATAAGGATAGAGAGAATGCAGAAATCGAGAAGATGTTAGCTGATTTTTCTGATGAAGAGAAGGATGCTTTTAAAGGGATGAACTACGCTCAAGTGAAGGTAGTTCATAATAAATTAATTAATAAACAAACTAATGTTCCAAGTGTTGACAACTCAACTTCCTCTGGCTATCAAGGATACAATTCCTTAACTGAAGCCGCTAGAGATGTTGCGAGTGGTAAATTGGACAAATCAAGTTATGCCAAAATCAAAGAAGCGTTTAGCTCTAGATTCAATTAATCACAATCCTACTACCGGGATGGATACTGGAAGTGTAGCATCTGCCATATCGAAAGATGGTGAGCATATCTACGTTTCAAATGGTGAGCAAATACCATACGAAGATGGATTTAGGATTTGTGTTGGACAAGAGAAAGCACCTCTTTGCAAGGACTTGAGGAGTACGTTTACTCACATTCCGCAAGATAGATGGGATGCAATATTTGGGAAAAAAGGATAGAATAACATGGCCGCTGGGGATAGCGGGAACTTTGCCGGTGGATTACTTGAAGTAATCGAATCCGAGGCATTAATTAAGTTCTCTGAAGCAAACGTAACTGTGCCATTGGTAACTCTTAAAGGGGAGCCAAAGGCAGATCAAATAACTTTCATTGCATACAATAGTGGAAGTAACACCTTAACAAGTGCGGATGTAGCCGCCACTGCTGAAGGTACTGTAACACCATCAACTCAACTAGATACAGAGAAGAAAACTGCAACTCTTGATATGTACTCTGTAATGGTTCCAATGTATGATGAAGCACAGCTATCAAATGCTGATAATATTGCATCTAACGTTGGTGAGTTAATCGGTAATGCTTTGGCATCTAAAGCTGATGCTTTGTTGAATGCACTTTTTGATGGATTCTCAAATTCTGTTGGTGCTAGTGATGCCGCCTTATCAGTAGACAACTTGTTTGATGCTCTTTCAAACCTCAAACAAAACTCTGCAATGGGGCAACCTCATGCAGTTCTTGATCCTAGACAAATCTGGGGAACCTATGGCGTTCACAATGATCTAGTAACTCAAGCACAGTTCGCTGGTGCCGGGATACAAGATGAAGGTGCAAGAAGTGGGTTCGTATCAAGAATAGCTGGTATAGACATACATTCATCACCAGAGTTCACAGTATCATCTAATGCTGTGAAAGGTGGAGTCTTTGTATCTGGTGCATTAGGCATGGGATATGCTGGAGACATGATGAGAGTAGAAGTCTATCGTGAAGGTTCATTCTTACGAGATAACATCATCGGTTCTGGTTTCTGGGGAGTTACAGAAATCATTGATGGTTATGGTGTAGAGGTTCATACGAAAGTATCTTAATGATAATAGGGGAGGGGATTTCGGTTCCCTCCCCAACTCTAAAGGATTATAAATGGCATTAGGAACAAAGAAAAGTTTTAATTCAATAATGAGAGAATATTTTAGCGATATAGCTGGAATAGCATCTGGTTCAAAAAGTCTAAATGATTCGGTTCGTGCTGGTCTTGAAGAGTTAGGATATTCTGGATCATTGGGCAAGATGTTAAAACAATGGGCAAATAGTCAGGGAGGTGCTGGAACAAGTATCAACTCTGCTTTGAGAATTGCATTTGCTGATATGGAAGGTGAAACAGGTGTTAGTATAAATGCAATGGGTGATGAGTATATGGGCAAAATAAATTGGGAAGGTATACTTACAAAATTTGAAGATGAAGATCGAAAGTGGAACTTCATAGATTAATAACCTCACAGAAAGCTGTGAACAAAATCTCATGGAAAGGAGATAAAATATGGCAAGTTTAACAGGGCAATCCGTAGCATCATCATACGAACAACTACTTCATGTTGATAGAGATGGTGGTGGAAACGGAACAACTTTAGTAGATTTAAAAGATGGAGACAATGGAACTACCTTTGCATTACAATTAGCAACAGATAAGATAAATGTAACAGGTAATTTAATTGTAGGTCAGACAACTGCCGAACAAAAGTTTGAAGTTCATGGAGGTGGTATTCGCATAGCTGGAAATATAGCCGCTCCTTCATCTGGTGTTACTGGTGCTTTGATAGATTATTTTGGAAGTGATACAAGATTTTGGAGTAGAGGTGCTGATGCCTCAACAGTTGGAAGTTTTAAATTTATTGGATTAGAAAGTGATGGTGGAAACCAGAGTACACAATTAGAAATAGATAGTAATGGAAATATTACCTCACCTGCAAACCCAGCTTTTAATGTTCAAAATAGTGCAGACCATAATAATATTGCAGTTGGTTCTGCTTATATTGACAAGACTTTTGATACTGAAATATTTGATCAAGGAAGTAATTTTGCAAGTAATGTTTTTACTGCTCCTGTAACCGGAAAGTATTTATTGATTTCAAAATTAGCTTTTCAACAAGCTGATGCAAGTGATGCATTACTATACAATAAAATAGTTACTTCAAATCGTGATTATCAAACTATTGGTGGAGGTGGTTTAGATGCTGATTCAACAATGCATTTAGATGTAACTGTTGTGGCTGATATGGATGCAAATGATACAGCAAAAGTTCAATACAGGCAAATTGGTGGTTCTGCTCAAGCAGATGTAGTAACAAGCTCATTTTTTGCTGGATATTTATTAGGATAATCGTTGAAACAAACTATGTGAAAAAAACATAAAGGAGATAAAAGTGGATATTAAAAAAAGAACATTAACTACAACAGAAGAATCAGTATTGAAAAATGATTTGCTAGATATTGAATCTTGGGTAAATGAAGCAATCAATGGAAAAGTCGCAAGTTGTAAAAAAAGAATGATTAATCAATGGTTGCCAAAATTAATGGCAGATAGTTCTGTTGAATCTATACCAGCTAAAGAGGATGATTTAATTGCTTTGATAGTTGCAAGAAGCGATTATAAAAATCGCCAAGAAAGAGAAGCAGAATAATTAACTAAACAAGGATTCAAGCGTGGCAAAAAAGAAAGAAAAACCACAAGAACAAACCTTTGAATATAAAGGTGAGAAATACAAAACAAGTTTTTTCAATGACTATGAGATTGATGATTTCAATCAATATTTAGACTTGAATAACAAAATAAATAAGATGGCTTTTAATCTCCGACAATTAGATGGTGGATTAAAACACTACAAATCAAAAGTAGATAAGCATATTGAAAAATACAATCAAGAAAATAAATAGATATGATTTTGAAGTTATTTATGAGACCACTAACACTTCTTATGATATTCCTGTTTCTTATAACAGTTACAGGATGCGGACAAGGTTGGAGCGTAGGAGGTGTTGTTCTTACTCCACAGGATACTGTTCAAAATACAGTATTTATAGAGATAATGGATGCTGATTCTAATATGCACTACTATCATGGAAAGATTTATACAAAATCTAATTGGTGTTGGTTGCATCATCAATTTGAAGATATAGCACATGAGTGATGTCCAAACTGCAAGGAGTTATCGTTCTTCTTTGGTTGATGATAATATGGTGGTTAGCCTTAACATCAAATGGATGGTGCAGTTATGTGTTCTTGTGGGTGGTCTTGTGTATGGGTACTATAATATTATGTCTAGACTTACAACCCTTGAAACAGAATTGGTGGAAGCAGATAGCCAGATTCGGAGTTTATTTGATAAGCACAGCGTGGAGGAACAGCGGAAGCGGTCAGAATTGGAAAGTAAAATTTCATTCTATGAAGAAAAAATGAATATCAATGTGAATCCCTTATCTTGGAAGTTATTTAATAAAGAGAATAGATGAATCATAATGAATTTCAACACATTGCAGAACAATTATTCGGAAAAGCTGTATGGGTTGCTTTTGCATATTTGGGCATATCTATCTTTAAAGGACTCATTCTTAATGTCTACGAAGGTCTTATGGTATTTCTTGGTAATGACCTCAATGCTGATGATGTGGTCTATCTTGGCCCAGATGAAAGACCAGCTAGGATTGTAAGGATGGGAATAAGAAAAACAGTATTTTACATGAAAGATCAAGATGGAAGGTGGAATATAAAAATGGCAGTACCAAACGAAAGTTTAAAAACGATGGTAATCAAAAAACAATTACCGAAAAATGGTGGAAGATTTCACAGCATTACCGGGAGCGAAGATGGACAATAAAGAGTTATATGGTATCCTTGTAAAGCATGATGAGCGTTTGAAGAATATCTATACTGGATTAGGTAGAATAGAAAAACATTTAGATAAATTGAATGGAAAAGTTGATAAGCATGAAACAGATATTGCAAAAATGCAAGTATGGGGTGGAGTTGCTTTGATTACTTTTCCAATAATCGTGAATACAGTAATGAGGTTAATGTAATGTTAATTAAAATGATAGCTGATGAATTACTATCAGATAAAACAAAAGATGAGATTATAGCTGAATTAAATTCTGCAATAGATATACCTATCATCTCGGAGAAAACAGAGAAAGCCATTCTAGAGGCTTTGTGGAAAATAATCAAAGGCGTATTGCTAAAAAGGTTGGGTTTATAATGCCAAAACATTATGGAAAGACAAAAAAGAAAGGACTAAAAAAGCCGAAATCAATGAAGAAATCAAAGAGGCGTAAGTAAGTGCCAGTTCCTCCTAAAAGTGTCCAGAATAAGGCTCGTAGAGCGTTAGAAAGGCGTAGGGAACTACCTCCATCAAGAAGAGGTGGAACGAGTGTTGGTGTTGCAAGGGCAAGATCATTAAGTAATGGTCAAAACATACCTATCGCAACGATCCGTAGGATGGTATCATTCTTTGCTAGACATGATACAACAGCCGAAAGAAGGAACAGGAGGAATGACAATAATAGTAGAGCCGCCATCGCTTGGGATTTATGGGGAGGTAATCCCGGTAGAACATGGGCAGAATCTGTAATTAGGAGGCTTGGATAATGCCAAAATTCGGTAGAAGAAGTAGAGAACGATTAAAAGGTGTTGATTCTAAACTGGTTAATGTCTTGAATGAGGTGATTAAATATTACGATATAACTGTTATTGAAGGATTAAGATCTCAAGAACGACAAGATGAACTGGTTGCTAAAGGATTAAGCAAAGCCAAGTATAGTAAGCATACACAAGGTAAAGCAGTTGATATATCGCCATATCCGATTGATTGGGATGCTAGGGATGATTTTCATTATCTAGGTGGCTTTGTTTTAGGTATTGCAACACAAATGGGAGTCAATGTACGATGGGGTGGCGATTGGTCATCTCCAAGCCTCGATAAAGATGTGATGAGTGGTAAAGAACAAAGGACCACAAAAGATAATGGATTCGATGATTTGGTCCATTTCGAGTTGATTGATTAATGTTTTTATATTGTCCAATCAAAGATAAGAAATGTCCTTTTTGTGGTATATGTAAAGGTAATTTGAGGTGCGGTATTGCAAAGAACGATAATTTTATAGATAATATGAATAAGTGTCCATACAAACCGAGAAAACGATGAAAACAAGACTAGAGAAAGCATTGAACAATGAATACGCCAATGATTTATCATTTGAGAACATTGACAAATCAATACAATTAGCCAAAGACATTAAGATTTATGATTTGATTGATGCGAATGGTAAAACAATTAATAAGGTTGCGGAAATAATTAACAGGCTCCAGAATGCAGAATTTGAACTTCTGGATATAAACATCAAGGATTTTATGTATGAGTGAATTTCAATATTGTGAAGCAGATGATCTACGATTTGTGGTCCCAGAAATAGATCAATACGATAGTAAAAGAATATTAAACTCAAATTGGGTTGCATCTGGAACATCGCACCTATTTTATCTATATGATTCTGGAACAGTAGATCAACTATTTTTAGATGGACAAGAAATGACAGTTGTAACTGATGAACCAAATTCAAATAACGAGTATAGGTATGTAAGTGCAACTGATCTTCTAGAACTATACCAACAAGGTGGAAGTGCAAATACGCTCAATAGTTCTATATTGGAGAGTGGTACAGATTTCGCTACACATATTAGTAATTCAATAAAAAGAGCAAGTGATATGGTAAGATCAATGGTAGGAGTTCCGATCTACAAACAAAAAGATTCAGCAATGGGTAATGCTTTTCCAGAGATTATCGTATTAAATACAGCTACACTCGCTTGTTATTATCTGATCGCACCTTATGATATAAATAAGGCTAATGAATTAAAAGCAAGAGTAACGAATGATGAAGGAACTGGAGATTTAGATAAGGTTCGCTCTGGTCAATATATATTAGAACAAGATGAAACACCTCAAAAACTTGCTGGTATTATCAGAGAGATAAGTTTAGATGCTAGTTCAACAGGAAGGATATTGGATGTGAGAGGTAGGCCATTCTCATGGGATCGCTTAAAAATAAAGATAACAAGCGGAGGTACACTTACCTACGGATCACAAAGTACGATTACTTATGATGTATTCTCTGGTGATGATAGAGGCTTAAAATTAGTAAAAGATATAGATGGTGAGTTCCTTACCGGGAATTGGGATTCTGTATCGAATGGCATGGAGATATTAGCATCTGAAGGTGTCTATACTACAAACGATGAATTTGAATTAGAATGTAATCCAGAAGTGAGTACAAGAGTTCAACCAGTTAAATATGGATTTGTTGGAAGATTATAATGCCCATTGATTACACAAATAATATCTACGATAAGGTTATCACTAACCTACGAAAGACATTAGGAAATGAATTAAAAGTTCCTATCTATTTAGATGATCACAAAGGTGCATCTAGTATTGTCATCATCCCGGTTGAAGATACATTGGTTGAGATATTCGCAAATGGTCAACAAAGGGATGTGAGTATATTACTAGAATACGAATTGAATGTTGGTGGTATGATGAATGCTAAACATTTCAAACAAGTATCCAATATTGCTGAACATATCAAAAGACTATTTGCACCAGATAATAATAATAGAGATGGCACAGATTACTTTGGTGGTAGAGTAGAATCAATCACTTATGAAAAGGATGAAGAAGAGGCGAAGTTTAGAGCCAACATTAATTTAACAGTAACCATATTCGAGGCGGCATGAAGATAAAATTAAAAGATAAAAAAATTAAAGTTCCCATTGGTCTATGTTTTAGAAAGACCGGATACGATCAAACTTTAATAGATGAAATCAATTCTGGTAAAAGTGTTGAAGTGGATAAAATACATCCATCAGCAAAAGAATTGGTGAGTGAAGTAAAAAAACCCAAAGGAGATAACTAATGGCAATAGCTGGTAATGCTTTTGATCCAAAAGAGTTTCAGTTTCTTGTAGCCGAACAAGATGATTGGGGAACACTCAATCCAGATAGTAGTGGTTCACCGGACAATCCATACATCGCTTTAGATGTGGATTCGATTGGTTCACCTACTTTGGGTGTTACTCAAGTATTAGATGTTCGCTCTGGTAGCAGAGTTCTACAAGCAACTGATTTCTTTCAAGACATCAAAGGCTCAATAAAAGAAATAAGTGTATCTGGAACAGCAACAACTGCTGGACTTGATTTATTACTTTCAAACCTAACTGGGGATGCGTCAGTTCCCTATGAGATGGCAAGTAATATATCAACCAGTACATTAACATCCTCAACAACTAACCAAACTGGACAACAACTATTAAGTATTGTCTACAAATCACCAGCATCAAATAAAGATTTAGCGTTCAAGGATTGCTTTTGTACCAATCTTACGCTTAATGGTGATGCAAATACAGAAGGTGGTAGAGTCAAATTCTCTGCAACTTTTAAAACAGGATCACTTGTTGCTGATTTAACTAATTCATCAATAACAACTGATACAGCAATAGCACAGAATAACTATTTTATGAGTGGTTGGGCAACTGGTACTCATAGATCAATAGCTGGAATTGCTGAATCTGTATTATCATCATTTAGCTTGGAACTTATCAACGATGTTCAATTCGTAGGATTAACATCAACAGGATTTGAACAAGCAACTAGAGCCGGTGAGGCTAGTGCAACAGCATCATTCACAGTTCTATATGATGACAACTTCACAGGATTGTTTGAAACATTTAACAATCAAACTACTGGAGCATCTCAAGGTGTAACCTTAATGAACCCAAGTGCAACTATCGCAGATGGTAACTTTGGATTCAAGATGGCTAGTAGCATTATTACAGATGTATCATTTAATGAGGCAAATTTGATGATGTTAGATGTATCTGTGAAGGCATTAGGTGCTGGTGAAGGATCAAGCACAGCATTGATTGAAGTAGGTTGTTAATAAAATAGGGAGCGTAGCATGAAAGTAAAAGTTGATGATCTTGAGGTATTAGTTCGAGATATTAAATATGGAGATTATTTGAGGTTGTTAGGCCACTATCAAGATGTATTTAATTCAGAAATAGAAGGTGGTAAAGGTGTCAAACATCAAGATGTTTATGATCTTCTTGCACATACATCAGAGATAGCTTTTCAAAACCCAGAAAAGGATTTTAAAAGTAAATATGATATGGCAGAGCAAACAAATATTCTCACTCAATGTATGATGGATTATCTTGAACTATCTGATAAATCAAAAAAAGTAGATGGGGATTGAGTTTAACTTTGTGGTGTTGGGTATTCGATACTCAACCTCACAATCAATATACGCTCCCTTATTCGGCTCAATCCCCTATCTCGAAAAAAGTTAGGGATTTTAATACAGTAGATGACATCTGGGAAGAAATACATGAGATTGCAAAATCAGATCATAAATATAGTATCGGTCAGCAATTATATTATCTTGTTCCCTTATTTGCTAATCCTAGTTATATCATTAATAATGAATATTATACATTAATCAATGAGTATCATTACATCACAGAATATAATATTCCTTTGGGTAAGACTTTAAATGAAACAGATGCTCGTAAATTATCAATGTTTAATATTATTAAAACTGAAATGGCATTAGCCTTAAAACATAAAGCAGAGAAGAATGGCAACTCAAAAAGTTAATATAGACATAAGCACTAGAGGTGCTAAAAAAAGCAAAGAAGAATTATCTGGATTAAATGGTGCTATATCTAAAATGGGAAAGGCTGTTGGTGTTGCATCAGCCGCCTATTTTGGAGCAAAAGGTTTAATTAGTGCATTTTCAACAGTAATTGAAGCATCTGCAAGGCAAGAACAAGCAGAAAAAGCATTAGAAGTTGCATTAGGTAAAACATCAACTGCATTATTAAAACAAGCATCATCCTTACAGCAAGTAACTACTGCTGGAGATGAGGCAATCATTGAACAACAAGCATTTTTAGCATCATTAAAATTTACAGAAGATCAAATAAAAGAAATCATACCTGTTGCTCTTGATTTGTCAGCCGCCACAGGGATTTCGTTAGAATCAGCAGTTAGAAACACATCAAAAACATTTTCTGGATTGGCTGGTGAGTTAGGTGAATTAGTACCACAATTAAGAGATTTAACTACTGAAGAAATGAAAGCTGGTGAGGCTGTTAAGGTTCTTGGTGAATTATTTAAAGGACAAGCAACTAAACAAGCAGATACATTAGCTGGTTCATTAGAGCAAATGAGTAATGCAGTTGGTGATGCTAGTGAAGCTATCGGATCATTATTATCACCAATGGTTATTAAAACTGCTGGAGCGATTAAAACACTAGCGGAAGGCGTTGGTTCTGTTATTGATAGATTTAAAGACTTTGGTAAAGAGGTAGATGCTGTATTATTAGACAAAACTCAAATAGCAGATGAAACCATAAAAAATTTTAGACAAACCATTAAGGGATTAAGCACAGATGAATTGATAAAACTTGGTGAATCATTACAAGGTAATAAACAAGTTTTTATTGATTATACAGGAATAATTGACAATGCTGGTTCTGCATCTGATGTTATCAATCAAAAATTAACTATCTTGAATGAGGTAATTCAATCAAATAAAGAACATACTGACAAGATGAATGCTACTATTGATGATGGTTTAAAATTAAGGGAACAAGAATCAAGTATTTTTGAAGGCTTTGATGAAAATTTCAATAATTTCGTAGAGACTCAAAGACAAAATTTATTTGCTCAAGAACAAGAACAAGCAAATATTGCTAGATTAATACAATTATATCCAAAACTTGCAGAAAAACTTGGATTAGTTAAAAAAACGGAAAAGGAATTAAGACAAGAAAAAGAAAAAAGAATACAGCAAGATTTAAGATCAGCTATTATAGCTGGTCAAACTGCTGAACAAGCTATGAGATCAGTAGTGAGAGCGGAACTTATGGAAGCGATTGCTGGATTGATGTCATCCATAATGACAAGTATTCCATTCCCAGTTAATCTAGCATTGGCGGCTGGTGCTGGTGCATTAGCAACATCTACTCTTGATAAGGCTTTAGCAGAGGGTAAAAAATTAAAATTTGCAGAAGGTGGTATTGTTCCCGGTGTTGGTAATCAAGATACAGTTCCAGCAATGCTTACTCCCGGTGAGGTAATCTTGAATCAAGCACAGCAACAGAATTTAGTAAATGGTATGGGCATTACAATAAACATTCAGGGTAATGTATTAGGTACTAGAGAATTTGTACGAGATACATTAGTTCCAGAAATATCCAGAGCGGTGAGGTATTCTTGAGCCTAACATTTCCAAGCGGATATAGTGGATTCGTAAGATCGTCAACCAATGAGAATTGGATATTTTGTCTAGGGTATGATGATGGATTTGATATGGTTGGTACAGAAAACCAACTAAATGAAGATTTAGATACTACTGAAACAGATATAAACGTAAAAGATGGAACCTTATTTACTATTGGTAACTATTACAGAATGGCTACGATTGGTACTGAAGTATTTACCACAGGAGAATTAATAAAGGTAGTTGATGAAAATGATACTTGGAACAGTATTACTGATAATTATGAAAATGAAAATAGATTATGGGATGAAATAGGAATAGATACACTAAAGGTTCAAAGATCAGTAAATGGCATTACATCTTCACCAGCGGCATCATCAACAACAGAAAGATTCTTCAATAATAGCTTTACACCTATATCATTTTCAGATACAACCATAGATGATAGATTTTCGCATGGTGCAATCTTATCTCAACCAAGTGTAAGGGAATCAATAGATTTAAAAAATTCAACGAGTAAAACATCTAATATATCATTAGAGATAGCCAACTTTGATTATAATGGCACTCCATTTAGTGAAGAAATATTTGGAGGTACTAGAAAATACATTAATAGAGTTTGTAAGGTATTTGTTCAGCTTAATGATAATGAATATCTCCATAACTGTTTACAGATATATTCTGGTAGGCTAGTTAACTTTGGTCACAATCAAGATACTATTACTTTGGAAATAGTTGCACATGATCCCTTTGAAGGTATAGAAGTGCCTCAAGTTAAAACAGATAAAAACAATTATTTCCCAATCGCTTATGGTGATTATAGAGCGAATGCTAGTGCTACTAATTCTCAAAGCGTAGCATTATCGTTTGGTAGTACAGCCAATATAGATGAGTTCAGAAAAAGAAAAACATTATATCCGATCCCGGTGGAACAAAGAAGAGGCGATACGATATTTTCATTAACAGGATTAAAATCAATAAGCCAAAATGCTTATCCTCATTTCTACGAGAAATCAGTTGATTCATTTATACCTATCGCAAATCATCCAACAAATAGTTCAACTGTTGATGCTGATAATGAACCTTTCCCTACTTCCAGTAGCACAGAATATGCAGTAAAGAATAATCAGTCATTATTAAAAGGTCAATTTGTAAAGCCATTAGAAAGGACATCATCTGGATCATCTACTAACTTTTTATGGTCATCTAATGATAATGCTTTTGACCAAGATTATATAGATACCTCAACTTATACACAGTGTGCATTACAAGGAAATTTTACACATAATGATTCAGCATCTATAAAATTCAAAATGCCACAATTAACAGGAGTTGCAGATGCTATTAGTATCCATCTAGTATTTTCTGGATCAGTAAAGATTACACCAGATCCCGGTACAAGTGGTGAGGTTAGAATACAATTAATTGATGAATCTTTCGGAGCATCGGATATATTAGGATATTACTCACTTACTGATTCATCAACAGTTACGACATTTAATGTTACTCTTGGTGGAACTCTAGATACTTCATCATTTGCATATTTTAGCAATGGTAATGATTCTGATACTGAATTTAATGCTAGTAGTAATGGTTGGGGTGAAGAGATAATTCTAACAATGAAAGCCATACAGCAATCTGGTGATCTTGATGGTAATCTTGGTGGATTTTTGCGATTAGCTGATGTTGTAATTGAAGTAAGATCAAAACTAGATTATTCAGATCAAGATAAAAAATCAAATAGTTACAAGATATTAGATGATATTGATGAACTATACTGTGGTGCTGATGGATTAAATGATGTTGATTCTTGGGGAGGTGATTCATTAATAACAAATATTGTTTATGCTCATAGAGACTTGATGCAAAGATTTGGAAATTTTACAGATGGAAACAATGTACCATACAATTCTGCTTATGATCCGATCAACTGGGATACTGGTACAGATATATCTACTGTTAAGGATTGGGCATTGAGATATTGGATAACCGAGCCAAAGCAGTTGAATGATTGCCTAGTTGAATTACAACAGAATGGTGGATTTATTGGAAGATATAATGGACAAGGCAACTTTACTTATGTATATATCCCGGATAGCATTACTACCGATCATACATTTACAAAAGATGATATTATTGATTTAGATATACAATTAACACCATTTGATGATGTGGTAACTTCAATGGATATTGAATATGAAAAACATCCAGTAAAGAATAAAGGATATGTAAGTAAGGTAGAGGCCACCAATTCAACTAATATATCTGATTATAATATCAAGACTAATGAAAAGAAAAGAACTGTACGATTGAATGCTTTGGTATCTGCTCCAGCCGCCACACCATCAAGTAATGTTAATGATGATTACTATACATACTTTGATAATATATTTTCTCAAAAGTTGATTATATCATTTTCGATAGTCAATCAAGATTTCTACAATATAGATGTTGGTGATTTTGTAGCATTTGGAGATGTTGGAACCAATCCTTTTGGTAGTTCTTTTAGTGGTAAAGATTTTATCGTAACACAAATTAATAGAAAACTAGGCTCCATTGGAGTAATAGTGAACGAGGTATAAATGGCTAAAACATTTTATTATGATTCGGTTGGATTATTAGAGGCAACAATCAATGATGGTACATTCTCTGGATCATCATGGAGTGATTCCGCAAGTATGACAAATGAAGGTAGATTAGTGGATCAATCTATTGCAACAGCAGTATCTGATTTTAATAATGCTGATGCTTTAAAAATTACATTCCCATCTGCTAAAACTGTTGATTTTTTAGCTGTTTATTTTTCTGCAACAGAAACAGATAATCTATCATTATATAGAGAAGATACACCAAACACATATACTGCTGTGAAAGGCTTAACTAGTACATTCTCTGCTGGTTGGACTGTTGGAGAATTTGCCTCTGGTTCTGCTACAAATTGGCATTTAGCATCTACAAGTGGAGATATTGCAAACTTTACTGAATTTATTATAGGGAGTAAATTAGCCTTTGAAGTACAACCAGATGTAGGGATCGGTGAACAAGAAATATTCGGTGCAGATGTTCAAACTTCCATAGGTGGTGTTGAGTACGCTACAAAGAAACACGAGCCTAAATCTACATTCTCTTTTAACTTTAGTAATATATCACAAACCTTCAAAAACAACCTACAAACCTTTGAGCAATCTGTTCAAAATTATAAAAAATTCATCTATTCGGAGGATGCCACTACTGGGCCATTTCACTATGTGAGATTGGATTCCCCAATTCAATTTGCTGAAGTAGCATTTGAACGATATTCTGCATCCTTCACCTTGAGAGAACAACTCTCATAATTCCTGTCTACAAAGCCGGTATTTATTTATCGGCTTTTTTTCTTTGACATATCAAAATAATTGTTTATACTTACAACGATGAGACAATTAAATAACAAACATTTTGATACAATAGAGGGAGCATCAGCCCTTCCGGGCGAAATTGTCTCATCCCAATTCGCTCCCTCTGTATCACAAAAGGATGAGAAAATGATACTTACTTTAAAAAATAATCAAACTAAACAACAAAAAAATTGGAACGATACAGCTTTAACTATAATGACTCGTAAAGATAATAAAGTTTATATTGAAACGATATATAGATACGCTCCTACTAAAAAAAGAACTATGAGTTATAAAGATTTCAAGGATTGGAGACTAGAAATTCTAAAATTAGGAGGTAAGTAAGATGAAAACATATAACATTAATATAAATAAAGAAGAAAAAAGATTGCTTGAGTGTTTAATGGAAAAACATATATCTATATGTAACAATCTTATAAAGGTTAGGGATAATAAAAAAGATAAGGAGAATAAATTATTAAGAGAAAATATCTTAATTAGTCTACGTTCAGCAAGGTCTTTACAAGGAGGTAAGTAATGCAAGACCTTAAAACTAGAATGTTAATTAGTGGTATGAGTTGGGAGTCACAGGAAACTGTGGCTCTCAAAAACATATACGTTCAAATTCAATCGTTTTATCAACATACTGAACTCAACCTCGATGATCTAGGAAAAGAGGAGATTTTGGGCGAATTAAAGGCTTTATCAAGCAAGATAGAGGATTTAATTGGCTACACTTATAATGAGATGAATAGATTGATTGAAAGAGATTCAAAAATAGATAAAACTTGTATAAGTTGTGAATCTGATAAAACATATTATTGCAATACCTGTATGGAGGATATGAGTGGACAACATTCGCATAACAGTTAATAAAGAAGAGTACAATCTTTTAATTGAGGCCATTGATGTCTTTGGAAAGATATGTGCTAATGAGCAAAAGAAAGAAGATATTAAAGAATTATTAAAGGATTTAAAAGATGTCAAAAAACAATATGCCATCACAGAAACAAGCGAACCCGGAATCTGTGACTAATTATGTACCTCACGATATGAGGTATCATGCTGAAATTCAATATGAGGGAGAGGTATCCTTTAGGATGCTCTGTTGTGCTGGTGATTCTCCATTGTCACTAGCCACAGATATTCGAAATGAACTCCGCAGAGTCAAAGAACGTCTCCCTCAAATCATTTATGTGGAGGATGTATATAATGAAGAGGATATTACAAAAGTTTTTATTGAAGATTTTAACAATGGAGTCTATGATGATTGACAAAGTAGAGTTGTGGCTCGGAACAATGTTTTTCTATATTGAAAAATATGGAATGATATTGATTTGGGCATTATGTTTAAATGTTATTTTTCAACTAATAAGGAGCGTATTATGAATGATAAGCTAGTCATACCAAAAGGTAATAGTGAGATAGTTACTTTATCTTTTGATCAACCAAAGACAGGAACCAATGCAAATGGTGAATGGTATCTTTATGGTGTTAATCATAATGGTGTAGAGAAATCATTTTTTGCATCTAAAGTAGCCAATGATAAATTGGTCAACTATAGTAAAGGTGCAAAAGTAAAAATCTCTCATGTAGATATGGGTAAGAAATCTATGTACAATGTTGAGCCTGTAAATGGTGCAGTATCTACACCAACATCAGATAAGCCAGATTGGGATGCCATAGCCGCTGGGAAGGTAAGACATGGATTCGCAGTAGAGGCGTTTAAGATGGGTAAGGAACTCAACAAACAAACGATGGATGAAATTGGTGTATGGGTTGATTATGTCATCAATGGCGATGCCGATTTACCATTCTGATGGCTATTAAGCGTACTAAATACGATAAGATATTCTCTGAATATATAAGAACAAGGGATAAGTGGACTTGTCAGAGATGCAAGAAATATTACAACCCGGATGAGCCTAACAAGCGAATGGGATTGCATTGTTCACATTATTATGGGAGAGGTAGATATTCGGTACGCTTTGATCCAGATAATGCGGTGGCTCTATGTTATGGATGCCATCGCTTTCTGGGTAGTAATCCAGCAGATCATTTGGATTTTATTCGTGAAAGATTAGGCCCTAAAAAATTTAGAGAACTAACACAAAGAAGAAATATAATTGTAAAACGATCACGAATGTTGAATGATGATTTTTATAATGAATTAAAATTGATGCTAGAAAATGAGAATGCTTGATTTATTCTCTGGTATTGGTGGTTTTGCTTTAGCTGGTCAATATAGATGGGGAAAAGAATTAGATATAGTCGGATTTTGTGAGATAGAGGAATATGCTCAAAAAGTATTAAAAAAGAATTTTCCCGATGTTCCAATATATCAAGATATTACTAAATTGGATGGAACTCAATTCAAAGACATTGATTTAATTACAGGAGGTTTTCCATGCCAAGATATATCAGTAGCTGGAAAGGGTAAAGGTTTGATAGATGAAGAAACAGGAAAAAGAACTAGGAGCGGTCTTTGGTCAGAAATGCACCGCATCATTAGCGAAATACGACCAAGATTCGCAATCATTGAAAATGTACCAATGCTCACTATTCGGGGAGGAACAAGAGTTGTTGCAGATCTTGCCCAAATCGGGTATGATGCGGAATGGCAAATTATCGGAGCAGACGATGTTGGTGCTTGGCACAGAAGAAAAAGAATCTGGATTGTGGCGTACTCCAGATGCGAACATGAACAGGGGGAAATATTCCTACGAGGGGTTGAAAAACAGAATCAAAAGAGGGATGCCATTAAATCTGAACGATCAATTGAATGCGATAGAAAAAGGATTATTAAAAGAACCAAGAATGTTTCCAACACCGACAGTAGCAGACACATTCACAGACAAACTAAAAAGCAGTCAGCAGAAAGAAGGCTCAATGCATTCAGTAAACTTGAGCCAAGCGGTACACATGAAAGATATGTTTCCAACTCAAAATCAAGAGACTACTGGAAGTTTGAACCCGAATTGGGTAGAGTGGCTAATGGGATTCCCAATAGGGTGGACAGACTTAAAGGATTAGGAAATGCTATCGTTCCTCAAGTTGCATACGAAATAATGAAAAGAATCAAATGAATAACGGATACATTAAGCTACATCGTAAAATATTAGATAATCCTGTAGTGATGAAATCTAATGATCATCTAGCTGTTTGGATGTACTTGTTGCTTAATGCTACCCATCAAGATTATCAAGTATTAATAGGATCAAAGAAAGTTACATTAACATCTGGTCAGTTGATTACTGGTAGAAAGAAGATTTCAAAAGAATTAAAGATCAATGAAAGCAAGGTTCAAAGGATATTAAAACTGTTTGAAAATGACTCACAAATCGAACAACAAATGAACAGCGTATGTCGCATAATATCAATAGTTAACTGGGGCGACTATCAAAAAGTGAACAGCGAGCGAACACTAAACAATAACAAAAGAAATACAATAAATATATATATAGATCAATTTGAAGAATTTTGGAACCTATATGATAAGAAGGTGAGTCGTTCAAAAGCAGAAAGTTCTTATAGGTCAGCAATGAAGAAAACAGATCATACTACCATCATGTCAGCATTGACCAAACAAAAGAAGTTATGGGAGGGGCGAGATAAAGCATATATCAAACATCCTACCACATGGTTGAATCAAGAATGTTGGAATGATGAGATTGAGGATTTGCAACCAGCAAAACCAAAGCCATCAAAGAAAGTATTTCAAAAAACACCATCTGGATTGTACAAGGCTTGGTGTATGAAGTGTGGTGGTAAATTATTACCTAATGAATTTCAGTTAAGGCAATCAAGTGATTGTTGTGGGGTTGAGTTACTCCCGGATGATCCAAAGATTGATAATAGTAAGGAAATCAAAAACATGGAGGAGATTTATGGACGTTTGGGAATGGGGTAATATTAGAGAAGATAAATACAAGAAGAGAGTTGAATCAAACTGTGATTCTAAACAGGCTGATAAAAATATAAAATATTGCTGTGATTGCAATAGATGCTGGGAGATGGATCGAACAAAAGCACATCAAAGCCACAAAGCCAGAGGAACTTTTAGTCTTTATATTTATTATGAAGATTTCCCTTCTTATGGTAAACAAGTAAAACAATGTCCAAGTTGCGGAGGTAAATAATGGAATGCCCACATTGCGGAAGTGGAGTAGTAGCCAAAAAAGGATTCTCATATACCAAACACAAGCCAGTTGCTCAAAGATATGTATGTAGGCAATGTAAAAAACAATTCAAGGCTAGATTTGAAGAAGAATACAGCGATTTCCCAAAGATATTATTAATGGATATAGAGACTAGCTTTTATCATTTCGTAGGCTGGGGAACCTATAAGCAATATATAGGGCATCATCAAATCACTAAACATCAATACTGTTTAAGCTGGGCGGCCAAATGGCTCTATGATAAAAATACTCAAGGTGATATAGTTACACCACAGGAATCATTAGATCGAGATGATACCAGAATATTGAAATCAATCTGGAATCTATTAGACCAAGCAGAAATTGTAATTGGTCATAATGTAGAAAGGTTTGATTTAAGAAAATTAAACTGGAGATTCAAATCTCAAGGACTAGCACCGCCAACACCATTCAAAGTAATTGATACATTAAAGGTAAGTAGAAAGGCATTTTTTGCACCATCATACAAACAAGATTTCTTAACTAAATACTTTAAACTGCAAAACAAGCTAGAAACAAATCATAAGCTATGGGAAGATTGCGAGGCTGGAATCCCGGATGCACTAGATAAGATGATGAGTTACAACAAACATGATGTAATTGGATTAGAGCAGTTATATATAGAAATAAGACCATTTATTAGAAATCATCCAAATCTTGGAATACTATTAGATGATAATGTATGCCCTGTATGTACATCAACTGATTTAGAAACAACATCATCAGTACACATGACAACAGCATATAAGTATCCGATATTAAGATGTGGTAATTGTAAAACAGCTAGTATCCGGGATCGTAAGAACTCGAATAGATTGCAAAACAATTACAGGATGGTTCCATAATTGCCTCACAACCTTTTTCATAAAATTTATATTGAAAGAGGATGAAAGCAATGCTCGATGATCCGCAAGGTAGAGATTGTATGGTTGGCTACCAAGTGAGGCAAAATTTTTAAATAAGGGAGTGTATATGATAATGTTCGATATAGCTGAATGGGTAGCAAATGTACTAATACTGGGTATCGGAGTATTCTTTTGGGTACTTGCTATCGGAATGAGTTTTTTAATAATCACAGAACTGATCGAGAAGGTTAAAGAATGAAAGGTTTGTTTAGGGCAGTTTTTGACAAACAAGCCTATTTTCCTAAAGATCAATTCTTTATTAAATATTATAAAGACTTTGAAAAATTAGAACCTGATGAAAAATGTAGGATTATTGAAGAAATACAATTTCATCTACAAAAAGAATATGATAGGAATAGAAAACTAGCAGACAGGGAGTATTCTACAACTAATAACGAAGGGCATTGGGACTACAGGTCAAGCTATAGAGTTGATGAAATATTATACGACAAAAAAAGACCGATAGAAGTATCGGAAAACTTAAAAAGATATAATAGTAACAAATAATAGGGGAATAATATGCAACCACATACCAAGCCTTGTGAAATGTGCGGAAAGAATGAGGATGAGTACGAGAGAAAGCGAACAGAGAAAGAAATAAAAAAACGAGAGATGATCGCATTTCTAGTAGGTAGAAGATCAGTACATAATTTTAGCAAAAGAGAAAATGAAGTATTCGATGCTTACTATGATCTGGGGATACGAGACTTTCAACAAATAGCGGACAATTTTGGAATCAAAGCATATTCAGTAGAAACGTACTATGACCGGGCAATGGATAAACTTCTAGAAATGGAATTTGAATTATGATAGATATTCCAATCAAGCATTGGATAAAAATCAAATCATGGAATGAAGTTAAAAAATACAACTTTGGCAAAAGAGGATATGCAGATGGAAATCAAGAGGAACAATATACTGGAATACTTGGTCAAAATGTTATCTGTGATTATTATGGTCAACCTATGGCTAGTGGAGAAGATGGCTTTGATGGTGGAGTCGATCTTTGCCTCAAAGGAAAAAGAATAGATGTTAAGACAATGGGAAGGAAAGGTAAAGTAAGAACTGGATACACCAATAACTTTCTAGCCGCTCAAGATGGATACAATACAGATATTTATCTATTCTGCTCAATAAACAAGACCGATTCAATACTTACCATCTGTGGATGGGTAACACAAGAGCAGTTTAAGAATCGCAGAGTATTCCACAAACAAGGATCAATACGAATTAGAAGAGATGGAACAGCAATCAAAGTAAAATCAGATTTATATGAGATAGATAACGATATGCTAAATCCAATGTCTAAAAATTTGTAGTACATACATATTCAATATAATTAATCACTTATAAAACAATAAACTCTGATTTTGTAGTGTAATCCTTGTATTTATAGAGGCACGTTCAAGCCTCACTCGCAGAGAAAACGACAGATTATAGATTGGAATTAAGGCGATAGACAGGAATTGAACTTGTTGTCCGGGCAACTAAATAAATATGAAAGTACAAAACTACAAACCAAATGATCTGATAATGGCAGAGTATAATCCTCGCCAACTCACTAAAGAGCAACACGCTCAACTAAAAGACTCTATACAAAGATTTGGCCTAGTAGATCCCTTGATTGTAAATAAAAATAAAGATAGAGATAATATACTTGTTGGAGGTCATCAAAGATTAAGGATCGCAAAGGAACTAGGAATCAAAAAAGTTCCATGTGTTGAAGTTGATTTATCTATAGACCAAGAAAAAGAATTAAATATAAGGCTTAATAAGAATGTTGGTGAATGGGATTATGATTCATTAGCTAATTACTTTGATGTAGATGAGTTAATGGATTGGGGATTCACAGATGATGAATTACAATTTTATGAAGATGAACCAGAGCAAGGGTTAATAGATGATGATGAGATTCCAGAAGTAGAAGAAGCCATAACAAAGCAAGGTGATTTATGGATATTAGGAGATCATCGCTTATTATGTGGAGATGCAACCAAGAAAGAAGATGTTGATTTATTAATGGATGGAAACAAAGCTGATATGGTATTTACTGATCCCCCTTATGCTTTATTTGGTAACTCAACAGGAGTTGCTGGAATAACAGATGATAAAATGGTAAAGCCTTTTTTTCGTGATGTTTTTAATTTATGTAGAAATAATACAAAATTATATTCTCATATCTATGTTTGTTGTGATTGGCATAGTGCATTTTCTTTAGAATCATCTGCAAGAGAATCAAAGCTAACAGCTAAAAATTTATGTATTTGGGATAAAGGAGATGGAGGTGTTGGTGCAATGTATCAACAATGTTATGAGATGGTTTGGTTTTTTGCAAATTCTCCAATAGCTACAAAAACTCATGGTGTTAAAAAAACAGGAAAGGGTGAAAGAACTATAAATGGAAAACCAAATATATGGAGACATAACAGAGCGACTAAAGATAGAAAGCACAATGCTCAAAAACCTACACAAATGATGGTCAATGCTATTGATAACTCATCAGATTTAGGAAACATATGCATTGATCCTTTTCTTGGTTCTGGTTCAACACTTATAGCCTGTGAGAAAACTAATCGAAAATGCTATGGCATGGAACTTGATCCGCATTACTGTGATGTAATAGTTAAAAGATGGGAAGAGTTTACTGGTAAGAAAGCAGAAAGGGTTGAGCGTGTCGAAGGCTGATAAACAGCAAGGAAACAGCAAGAGGGTATTTGGTAAGCCATTTAAGAAAGGTCAATCTGGCAACCCTAAAGGTAGACCAAAGAAAGGCGAAGCATGGGCAGATGTAGCCAATGAACTACTAGATTCAAGTGCAATAGATATTACAATGACAACTGGAAGTGGTAAGATTAAGAGATTCAATTTAGAGGCTGACAGATCATTTCGCCATGCTGTGATTGTTGGCCAGATAAGTGCCGCCATGAAAGGCAATGTACAGGCCGCCAAAGAATTAGCAGATAGAACAGAGGGCAAGAGTAGGGAGCGTAGAGAGGTCAGTTATAAGACCGAACCTATTAAAATTTTAAGCATTGATTAATGGCAAAGATAACAGTAGCAACTAGGAAAAGACTCGGAGCATTAGCAAGAAAAAATAAGATACTACCATCATCACTTGTGAAAGTTTACAGAAGAGGATTGGGAGCCGCTGTTAGTAGTGGTACAAGACCGGGAATGACACCATCTAGTTGGGCAAGTGCAAGAGTTAATTCATTCATTAAGATTGCCAAAGGTAGAAAAAGAATTAAACATGATGCTGATTTAGCAAGAATGGAAAGAAAGCGTAGAAGGCGATGAAGGTAAAAGGTGTAAGTGTTACTGGTCTAACTAAAAGACAAATATCTGCGATGAAAAGACATTCAACACATCATACAAGAAAGCATTTAAGAGCGATGGTTACAGCAATGAGAAAGGGAAGTACCTTTACAAGTTCTCATAGGATCGCTATGAAAAAGGTTGGTGTATGAAGGTTCGTAGAACTGCAAAAGATAAAAGATTTAAGAGTGTACCAAAGAAATACCTATCTGGCGTTAAAGGGAGCAAACGATCACAAAGAGGTAGGGATTTGGCAAGGATGCAAAGGTTGTACAAAGCTGGTAAGAAGGTTCCCAAAAGTTTGATGAAAAGAGTATTTGGATAATTGGAATATAGATTCAAAACGAAGAGAGATAATCAATCATCCAGCCAAGCGAAAGGTTTTGGTAGCTGGAAGAAGGTTTGGGAAATCTCATCTATCTTTGATTTGGTTGTTAACAAAAGAAATCAAATCTGGAGAAAGGCGATGGATAATTACACCAACTTACAGGCAAGGAAAGGCTACCACTTGGAAGTTAATGAGGCAACTGTTTAGAGAATATGACTGCCAGATCAATGAATCAGAACTTACTATTAAACTACCAAATGAATCAGAGATTGCTATTAGAGGTGCAGAACAAGAAAACAATCTACGAGGTGCTGGATTAGATATGGTTGTTATGGAAGAATATTCTTATATCAAACCTCATGTATGGGATGAAATCATCTATCCTATGTTGACTACTACTGATGGTGAGGCTTTCTTTATTGGTACACCAAATGGATATGATCATCTCTATGATGCTTTTTTAAGAGGACAAGGTAAGGATGAAGATTGGATGAGTTGGCAGTATACAACAGTAGATGGTGGCTATGTACCACAAGAAGAGATAGAGAAGGCCAAGAGCATGATGGATGAGAGGGCATTTAAAACAGAGTTCCTTGCATCCTTTGAAACAACAGGAAACAGAGCCGCCTACAACTTTGATCGCAACATCCATGTGAAGAAAGCAGAGCAACTATCAAAAAATCTATTCTGGGGAATGGATTTCAACATACTTGGATCAGCAGTTCTTGGATGTACTTACTCTGATGATACAACTCATTTCTTCAAAGAGATTAGAATACCAAATTCAAATACAGAATTAATGGCAATGGAAATGAAAAAGATTGCACCACATATCCCTGTATACCCAGATGCAACAGGATCAGCCAGATCAACCACATCACATAGATCAGATCATCAAATATTAAAAGATCATGGATTCCATGTAATATCAAAGAAAGCGAATCCTCCAGTTACAGATAGGCTCAATTCTTTGAATAGGCTTTTAAGGTCAGCCGATGGTAAAGTGAAGATGACCATTGATCCAAGCTGTATAAACTTGATTAAAGATTTAGAACAAACACAAAGAACAAATGATAATAGAATTGATAAAAGAGATGAATCCTTATCACATTTTTTAGATGCTTGTAGCTATTACATTAGTTACAAATATCCTATTATTAGCAGAATCCCAACATCGGTGGAGTGGTAATGAAATATTATGACATGGTAACGATACCAGACTTGGGGAGCAAGGCAGTATTTGAGAGCATAAAGAATGCTGAAGATATTGTACTAAAAGAAGAATACAAGCGTAGGCAAATGGGATTAGATTTCTATTATAATCGTGATATTGAAGATTATGTGAAAGACTACTTTCCCGGTACATCATTGAGCCAGATACCTCCATTGCCATTGGGTAAGATTGTATCAAGGTTTTCAAGAGCAAGGATGATGTTGTATAAGGCTCCAGCCAAAAGATTCGTTGGTGGTGAGTTAGCAGAGGAATATCTAACTTATACTCATCATATTAACTCATCATCTCGCATCGCAAGTGAGTTAGCTTGGTTATTAGGTACGATCCATATCAAATCAGTATGGAACGAAAGAAAGCAAAAGATTGAATATCACATCCTCCCCAATGTACGAGAGTATTATTACGAAGGTGAGATGGAGCCTTATGGATATTCGTATGAGCGTGGTAAAAATGCCAAAGGTGATAGGGAGTTTGTATTCTGGAGTGAAGCTAGGGATGGCGAACCGGGAATGCACTTCTTATACGATATTAATGGTCGCACATATCCGATAAATGGCAATTCTGAAATGGTGAATCCTTATGAGTTAAATCCTATCTCTCGTATCATGTTTCCTTATGATGCTATGGATGTTACTATGGCGGCTCTTCATTCTTCTATCGCATTTACTGAAGTGATGTTGGCTACAAGGTATCAAATGGGATCACCAGTAATAACCGGAATTGATCAAGAAGTACCTAACTTAAAATGGGGAGTAGATAGATTGATTTCTCTACCAGAAGGTAGTTCCATGTCCTTCGTTGCTCCTCCATCGAACATTAATCAAATGATAGCTGGTATAAAAGAGTTATTGAATGTTACTGGTCAAAATCACGCTCTATCCATACGATGGGGAGAGCAAGGTCAAATACCAAGTGGACAAGCATTAAAGATTCTAAATATGGAGAACCTAGAATCTAGACAATCAGATATTCCAATGTTTCAAGACTTTGAAAAAGAACGATACATGATTGATCGCAGATTGATTGAGGTCCATACAGGAAGAGTGCTAGATGAATCCTTTGCAGTTGATTTTTCCGAATCAGATTACCCAGAAGAATGGAATGTTCAGAAGGATCGTTTGCAGTTTATGCTGGATAATGGCTTAATGAGCAAGAAAGAGTTATACAGAGAGTTTAACAAAGATATGACCGATATTGAGATAGAACAAAGATTAGAAGAATTAGAACCGGAGGTAGAGGAGCCACAAGCACCTGTATCTCCATTAGTGTCAGCATTACAGCGTGGATAAAGTTCAAATAGCACAGCAATTCGCACAGGCTTTGCAGAAAGCCCAAGCACAAATGGTAGAAGATATACTTGATCTCAAGCAATCTCTAACACGAGATGAGTTTATCTCTCTCATTTCCACGCTTGATGTTGATGATTATATCTTTAATCAGATTGGTATGCAGAATGATCTAAATAAATACATCGCATCGTATGAAGGTGTATTACTTGGAATGGAGGCAACCGGGCAAGTAACAGAAGAAACACTACAAGCATTGGTGCGATTAGATGAGGCAACATTTAGAAAGCAAATTAGTACGATGGGTGAGAAGGTCATTGATGAGGCTGTAAAAGGTGTTATAGGTGGTAAGACCGAAAGAGAGATTGCACAAAGTATGATTAGTGTAGGATTTGAACAATATGAAGCTGAAACATTAGCTAATACAGCATTGAATACATTTGAGCGTAATGTAACCTCACAAATGACAGCCTTTGATCCAGAAGATGCTACTTATGTCTATCAAGGCCCGATAGATGAAAAGACCAGAGATATATGTTTAAAGATGATGGCAAGTGGAAGTATGACAAGAGATGAGATTGATTCACAGTATCCCGGTGCATTTGTAGATGGTGGTGGATTCAACTGTAGACATAGATGGGCAAGGGAGACATCAGTATCAAAGAAATTAACCGATCCAGATGAGGCACAAAGATTTATACAAACTAAAGCAGAAGAAAGAAGAGCGAAGGGATTATCTCCAAGACCAGAACCATTAACACCTCAACAAAAATTAAATGGCTAAAGAACTACAAGATATACCAACCTTCACCAAGCAATTCTGGAAGTTTGTTGGCGATGAGTCAGCAGACCGAATACGGGTGCATACTACGAAAGGTGGTAAGGATGTATTTGGAAAGAAGTTTACACCATATAAAAGACATGAGCCATTCTGGTTTACAAAAACAGTAAACAATAAGAAGATCAAAATATATGCACAAGATTATGCAACACGAAAAGCATCTAACTCTTTTAAGAGACAATCATCTACCTCAACAAAGGTTGATTTACAACTAACTGGTGATATGATGAGAAATCTACAAACCAGAGGATTTACAAAAGATAAAGTGGTAATTGGTTGGTCAGGTGCAAATGCACAAAAGATTCAATGGAATGATGATATGGGTAGAACAGTAACTAGTAATGTAAGACCAGTACCCAAACACGTTGAAAAATTTATTTTGAACGAGGTTGATAAGCATATCAATAAGAATGCTAGGGAGGCTACTAAAAAGCCAATCAACCTTAAAATAGGTAAATAGGGAGGCTCGGACATGAGCAAAGAAACAGTACAAGATAGCGTACAAGAGGTGGCTACTGAAAGCCAGAATGAATCACCATCTAGCAATCAAGATAGTGATTTACTGCGAGAAGTAATGCAGAAGAAAGAACGATTGCAAAAAGCAGAATCTCGTGTTGCAGAACTTGAGAAGAAGTTGGAGGAAGATAGACAAGCACAGTTAGCTGAAAATGAAGAGTGGAAAATGCTGTACGAAGAAACGAAAGCAAAATACGATGCTGTCACTCCAGAACTTCAAT